GACGAAAAACGTCGTGTCCACCCACGGCGTTTTTTTTTGTATTTTTGTATTAAATACATCAATTATGAAAATAAAAGTATTAAAGGACGTAATGTCTAAAAACGGTTGGCGCAAAGAAGGTGAAATTTATGAATTATCACAAAAGGACGCCAATCATTACATCAAAAAAGGAATCGGCGTTGAATACATCGAAAAAGAAGAAAAAGCGGCCAAAGAAACAAAAGAAGCAAAAACGCCACGTCGCCGCATAACGAAAAAAGCAAAGTAAATGTATCAAATCAAAATAAATTCCACAACGGGATCGGAAATCATTACAACGGCGGATGTCAAACTTTATTCGCGAATTGATACAACGGCGGATGATACTTTGATCGCTGATATGATCAAACAAGCGCGAATTTATATTGAAAACTACATTGAACAAGATATTGTTGCAAAAAACAGAACTGTTTATTTTCAGGAATTAAACGCGCGGTTTGTTTTGCCATATGCGCCCATTTCATCAATTTCATCGGTGACATTAGACGGGACCGCAACAACGTCATATAAAACATACGGGTTGGATAACTTGGAAATAAAATTGAATGAATTACCCGCGAAAGAAGTCAAAATAACTTACATAACGGCGGGACAAGATGACCCATTGTTGAAACAGGCAATGTTACAATTGGTAAACACTTTTTATGATAATCGCGCCGATTTCAACGTGATGCAAGGGGTCAATTTTGTTGAATTACCTTCAAACGTAAAATCAATTGTGGATTCATATAAAAACGTATTTATTTAATGATAACCGCGAATTTAGACACACGAATCAATGTAAGGCGTCAAACTAAAACATCGGACGGTTTTGGTGGGAACACGTCAACCATTGCAACAGTAAAAACTGTTTGGGCCAATAAAAAAGAAAAGTCGGGTGAAATGGTTGTCAAAAATGGGCGATCAAAAAAACATATTGAAATCGAATTGATTGTTCGAAAGAAAACGGCCGACACAATATTGGACACTGATTTTTTGCAAATCGACGGACAAACGGGGGATTTTCAAATCACCGAAAAATATGATAATATTCACAAATATTTCACAACAATAAAAGCGACAAAAGTTGGTTAAAATTGAATTAAATAAAAACGATTTAAAAACGACATTGTCGCGATTTGCGCGTTTGGATAAAATCGCCGATGACTTGCCCCATGTGTTGGGTCAAACGGCGTTTACGGCCCAAGCAATGGCCCAAGCGAATGTGAAAAAACCGCCATTGAAAGGTCCAAACATTACGGGGAACTTGAAAAATATGATTGCCGCCCAAAAAACCGAAAACGGTGGTGTATTGGAAGCAAAGGCAAAATATTCGCCATATGTTGAATTTGGAACGGGGCGAAGTGTTGATTTAAAAGAATTGACACGTTTGGGAATCCCTGAATCATATGCGGCCCAATTCAAAGGCAAAGGAATCAAAAACGTTAATTTACCCGCGCGACCATTCTTTTTTCCCGCCGTTCGAAAGGCATTAAAGGAAACAATGAAAGATATTGAACGCAAAATTAAAAAAGCATAATGCGAGAAGCGGCCCACCATATAAGAAAGGCAATAATTGATAAATTGGATTCACAAATCACAATTGACGGCGCAACAGTGCCAATTCTTAACCGTGTTCCAATAAACCAAGACGAACCATTTATTAAAGTTTCAACATTAAGTGTTGACGAAATAAATGAAAATAAAACATCATTTACCAATGAAGTAATAATTCGAATCGAAGCAATTACATCGTTTTTTTCCGACAATGGTGGTGAATATCACACTAATTTAATTGTTGATGATATTTTGAATTTAATTAGAACACAACCAAATTCATATATTGATTTGTCATCTGATAATTTTAACGTTTACGGTGTGAATTTGGATTCGGTAAAATATTTCGAAGATTTAGAATTGGACAAAACATATTTTAGGGCAATCATTGAAATGTCATTTAAAGTTCAAAAAATATAAAATGAATATGGAATTAAAAATTTGGGGTTTAAATTTGGGCGCAATCGCCTTTACAATATTTAATGAAATCAATCCCGTATTGTCAACAATTGCATTGTTGGCGTCAATTATATACACAATTTTAAAAATAAAAGAAAAACTAAAATGATGAAATTACCAAAAAACGGCGTGGCCAAAGACATTCGACATTATGCGGGAAGTTTATTTATTTTTCTTCTTGTAATTGGGATTGTATTTATTTTGATGCAATTTCCCGTTTTGGAAACAAACAAGGAAGTTGTAATGATGTTGATTGGTACAATTTCCGCGTCACTTGGAATTGTAATTTCAACAATTACGGGATCAAAACCCGACGATGTTCAGGCGTTGAAACAAACGATTGAAAAAAAGGAAAATCAAATTGAATTGCTTGTTGAAGCCAAAGATAATTTGGAAGAAATGGTCATTGAATTACAGGCGAAAATAATTGATCGTTTGGCCTTTGACGATTGCGAAAAAGATAATTGTAAAATAAAATAATATAATTATGGAATGGAAGTATTTTAAAATTGAAGAATTTGACGACCCAAACGTTGAAGGTTCAGCCGCGGAAAACATGGATTATGATTTTATTTCTTTGCTTAATAAAATCAGACACGAAAGCGGGGTGCCAATGCGGGTCACAAGTGGATTTAGAACAAAAGAAACAAACGACGCATTGGAACATTCAGTTCCCAATTCATCACACCTTAAGGGGATCGCGGTCGACATTGCTTGTGACAACGGAATTGATCGACAAAAAATCATTGCCGCCGCAATTAAAAACAAATGTTTTCGAATTGGGGTTGGAAAAACATTTTTACATCTTGACGTCGACAAAGACAAAAACCCTTCAATTTGGTTGTATAGCTAGAACACGAACATCGGGGCAAACATTATGTTTAAAATATTAATGGGATTATTGAAACGCGGGGACAACCAAAAATCGGTTGCGGGAAATCTTGCTTGGGAAATACGCGAAGCGATAAAAGGCAAGGAACTTGACCCCAATGAATTAATCCAAATACAAACCAAAATAAATGAATTGGAAGCACAACACCGAAGTGTTTTTGTTGCGGGTTGGCGGCCTTTTTGTGGTTGGATTTGCGCGGTGGGTTTGTTTTACAATTTTGTAATTCGTGACTTATTTATTTGGGCATTTCAACCCGAAGTGATTCCCCCCGCCATTCAAATGGACCATTTAATGACCATATTGATGGGAATGCTTGGATTGGGCGGATTAAGAACATACGAAAAAATAAAAGATAAAGTAAAATAAAAAATGGGTAAATCATTAAATCGACGGGGGAAACAAAGTCATTGCACAAGGGCGCAAAAACTAGGACGCAACAAACCCGCAAAAAAACGATAAATTATGGCGGGAACACATCAACTTTATTCGGCGAATCATTATCATCGTTTGTCATTCGGCGATTATGGTTTTAGGTTATTGGACGAAGATGACACAACATCAACACCACAAGGTGAAACATTTTGCACTTTGCATTGCTTGAAAGATGCGGTGATTTCATTCACATCACAAGCGCACGGCGGCGATACGTCAATCACCGATTTAGATTTCAAAGAAGGTCACATCATTTATGGTGATTTTACAACCGTTTCAATCACGGGGGGAATTGTTTTGTGTTACTTACATAAATAAAAATGCCATTAGGTTCAGGAAATAAACAAAGTAGCGCGGCCAAAAAAGTTGCTAAAATATTAAGGGTTGTCAAAAAATTAATTTGGGAACTTTTAAAAAAGAATTGGAATCAACAAAACAAAAATTGGGATGCGTAAAAAATCGTAAATTTGTAAAAATTAAAGATTATGGGAACAACCTTAACGGGATCGAAAATAAAAGACACTTATAAATCATTAATTAAGGTCACAAACAACACCGAAGCGGGATCAACGGGGAAACAATTGTCCGATGGCGATGGAAACGATTTAGGGATTTTCGTCGATACCGATGGGGTTTTTGGTGTAGGTGCGGCTGCAAATTGCGCCGTTGATGCAAGTTCAAAAACCGACGCCATTCAGGTCCCAAACGGAACAACCGCACAACGTCCAACGGGAGGGAACGGAATGATTCGATACAATTCAACGTTGGCCAAAATGGAATATTACGATGGCGCGTGGAAAGAATTCCATGAAGGTGACATTACAAGCATTGTCGCGGGAAGTGGATTGACGGGATCATCTTTAGGTGAAGGCGACGCAACAATCAACGTTGGCGCGGGTGATGGTATTACAGTAAACGCCGACGACATTGCAATTAATGTTGATGATTCAACATTGGAAGTTGACGCAACCGATGGATTGCAAATAAAAGATGACGGCGTTGACCACGATCAATTGGCGGGACGTTTCACATCTTCAAACGCGGAAACATCGGCGGCCACTTTGACTTTAGACGCATCCGCCCACAACATATTTACTTGGACCGCGGGGCATTCGGTGACGGTCAGTTTTTCAAACGTGAAGGTTGGTGATGTTAAAACATTGGCCATTACGGGGGGCGGGTCATCATATACCGTGACATTAAATCAAATCAATGGGGCGTCGGGTACATTTAACAAAATCGGCGGAACTTATGACGATACATCGTCAACAAAAAATTTAATTGAATTTAAATTTATTTCAACATCGGAATGTTGGTATCAAATTTCACAAATATCATCATAATATGAAAGCAAAATTAGAAAGTGGTAAAGTTGTAAAATATTCAAATGTTCCAAAAACATATAA